AACGATATTATGAAAATTATCAAACAGGCATTTTTAGAAGATTCAACTTGACTATCCGGAAATGGCTACTACAATTATGTGTTAATATAACAAAAACAACACACTCCTGGATAAGCGAACGTGGTGGTAGATACATATTCTTGTCAACATTGCAAAGTAATTCTAGAACTTGTCAAGCTTTAGTTCCAAAAATGCCAGGCCGCGCCGGATTATTTTATTTTTTTAACTTTAAAAACTATAAAGAACGTATACCTTTGGAAGAAGGCGATAAAAGAACAAGGGGGGAAATAACATCAATCATAAATTCATTATACTTATTGCTCTACATTATAAACATACAATACATCATGGGATATGATGGCGGAAAACCACCGATGGAACAGCTTTTAAAAGCATTGAATTTTTTGTGCAGCCAGGAATATCCATTGCAAATAACACAAATTGAACGGCAGGGAAACAGAAACCCGGAGGAGGTTTTACAAAAAATACGAGAAGATATAACAGGCATCGCTAATGAAGTTGGCCAATTGGATTTTCAGTTATCAAGCGAAGCAGCAAGAGCGGCAGCAGAAGGTCCGGGTCTAGGTCCCTTTATAGAAGATGTTGTCCCGCGTTTGAACACTAACTATTTAAATAGAATCGCAGATTATAAACCGCTGAGTTCGCCCAGCATAGAATCGCAGATTATATCATTTTTAAGAAGATATGATGCTCATAATTTATACCAGACCGTTACCGCAAATGCGCTTATACCAATGTTGATACAAGAACACGTTACGAAGCATGCGCTGGCTCTAGATGACGCGCTTGGAGATATTCTTGTTCAATTATTTGCAGCAACTGGACGGAGCCCTGAAACGCGTGCAGATGACCTAATAAGTATGTTGGCTGATAGATTAAAAGCAGAACAAGACCCTAAAATTAAAAAAAAAATTCAAAATCTTATAGTATTTTTAAATGAGTATAAACAACAGCAACAGCAAGAACAACAATTACAGCAACAACAACGATTACAACATCAACAGCAACGATTACAGCAACAGCAACGATTACAGCAACAACAACAACAGCAACAAGAACAGCAACCAGAAGAAGGTGGTAGACGTAAATATGTATCAAAAAGAAAAAAAATAAAATCAAAATTAAAATTTACAAAAAAAACAAATAAGACAATTAGGAAAAAAAGTCGTTCTCATCGTCGTAACCTCAATAAAAAATATAAAATATAATTAATATTTATTAAGGATTTTATTTTATAATATCAAGGTATTATAAAATATTTAAATAATTAAAATATACATATAAAGATTTACTATGCCGCCAAAACAACAACAATCTAAAATAACTAATTATTATGGACAACAATTAGAACGCCCGTCCTTCTCATTTACCTCTCCTCCTCGTCCTGGTGATAGCGATAATTATGGTGATAGTAGCGTTGTTATGCCACAAACACCTTCACAAAGTCCAGGTGTTATTGTACCAGGAACTCCGCCAACACCATTATCATTAAAAGTTCAACCTGTACCCAGATCAATGTCACCACGTTTCGTTCCTGACTACACAGATCATCAAGTCGCCCATGCAAATCGAGGACTGAATGCCCAGTTCCCGCCACAAGTATCCGGACCTACACTTTCTCCATCTGGAACTGCTCAAGAATTTGCAGCTCAACTAGCTTATCAACAACAACAGCAACAACAACAGCAACAACAACAGCAACAACAACAACAACAGCAAGAGCAAGAGCAAGATCAACAACAGCAACAAGATCCTGCTGCTGCTGCTAGACAACGTGCCGCCCTACAAGCTCAATATCCAGATGTACTTACTCAATTTCAAGGCGGTAAAACAAGATCAAAAATGGTAAAAAAATCAAAAAAATCAAATAAGAGAAGAAATCGACGATCCAAATACAGGTCTAGATCTCGCTCTAAAAAATCATATTTTTACTAAAATAAAAAAAATCATATTTTTACTAAAATAAAAAAATCATATTCTTACTAAAATAATTAAATATATTTAATTTAATAAAATTGATTTAAATATATTTTTTTATATACATTCATTATATAATCCATTATGCAAATTTTCGTGAAAACCCTCACAGGTAAAACAATTACTTTAGAAGTAGAGTCCGCAGATACAATTGCATCACTTAAGGCAAAAATTCAAGACAAGGAAGGAATTCCTCCAGACCAACAACGTCTGATTTATGCAGGAAAACAGCTCGACGACGAACGAACATTAGCCGACTTTAATATACAAAAGGACTCGACTTTGCATCTTGTATTGTAAACAATTGGAATATATACTATTTATATTACATAAATAATGTAAATGTTATTTATGTAAATATTTTAAACAAATATTAATAATTAATAAATTGATAAAATATAATAAATTAATATAATATAATAATGGATAAAAATGTACTTTTATCAACACTCATGACGTATGATGTAAACAAATATAAACCTTTAGGAATTGTAAGAGGAATCAACGTGCACGGAGTATCATTGTTTAGAAATATTTTTAGCAATTTGTCATCATTATTTGGCGGGAAAAATGATGCAATCAATAAAAAAGTTGATGATGTGTATAACGATGCAATTGATGAATTAATAAAAAATGCGCTAACCATGTATCCCGATGTAACAATGATTTCTGGAGTTGAAGTTACATTAAGCGAGACAAAAAATGTGATAATATGCGTTGCAACAGGAACTGCACTAACAAAGTATTCAACTTCTTCTTCTTCTTCTTCTTCAGTATCTTTACCAAGAAAAGCGCAAACCCGAAAAAATATAAGATGATAATTTATTTCATTTTATGAAATAATATACATTAAAATTATAAAAAATAAAATAAAAATCATACATTTATTTTTTTAAATTGAAAAAATAAATGTTACAATATACATCCAAACAGTTTTCTCTTCATTCTTCATTCCTTCGGATCAACAGAACAGCCCTTGTATCCATCCATGATTAACGACCGATACAAATTGTTGAAACGCGTTGGTTCTGGCACATTCGGGCTCATTTTCAGCGCAAAAAATGTAAAAACGGACGAGCTTGTTGCCGTGAAACTGGAACCGACTTCACAAACCGACACACTAACCCACGAAGCTGCAGTTTTACAACGGCTTGCAGGTACACCCGGAATCCCCACTCTCCGCTATTACGGCATTCCCGACCACAATCGTTACATGGTCATTGACTTGTTTGACAAAACCTTACAAGGCGTATCTTTTGACTACAAAAAGGCAGTGCCTGTCCTCGTCGTTCGAATGTACGCTCTACAAATAATGCAAATCATTTCCGCAGTTCACGCAAAAGGGTTCGTTCATCGCGACATCAAACCCGAAAATTTCATGATTAAAAGCGGTAGCGATGAACTCCTCTATTTGATCGATTTTGGTCTTGCAAGAACATACATTGACGGTAAAACTGGAAAGCATCGCGACAACAAGCAACATTTACGCTTAGAGAACGCTGGTAGCCAAAGCCAAATCACCGGAACCGCACGTTATGTAAGCACACACGTGCACGACGGCAACGAACCAAGCAGAAGAGACGACCTCATTTCAGCCATGTATATCATTTCATATTTACTAAAAGGACGCCTTCCTTGGAAATATTGTGCTTCCAATGAAGCGCTCGCAGAAATGAAAAAAAATATCCTGCCGGAAGAATTATTTCTCGATTTGCCGGCGTCATATATAACCCTTTTCAAATACTTATCCGAACTATCATACGACCAGAAACCTGATTACGCGTACATTATGCAGAACTTATAATCAAATTATGTTATATATTCGCATCCCATGCTTTTCCATTTCACCGAAGCGGGATAAAAAGCAAAAGATCCTCTTTTTTATAAACTTTTTTTTTAAAATCCAAAATGGACAAAAATAAATGTCCAATTTTCATTTTTAAAAAAGAGTTTCAAAAACTGAAATCCCTTTTTTTTTGTGTTTTTTTTTGGACCTATAAATTTCGATTTTCACACGGTAATCAGTAATACCATAAAGTGTGAAAATGGTCATGAGACCATAAGCATTTTTCTAGAAAAAACACACTTTTTACCATTTTTTTGACTTTTTTCAAAAAATCAAAAAAATTTTGGTGGACCGTTTTGGATCGAAAAAAACGAGCATCACAGCTTTTTTTTGCCATTTTCATACATTCGCTGCATTCACAGTAACGAAAAAAATAATAATAAAATATTTTGATTTTTTTTCAAAAAAAATGGACCGCTTTGGACCGCACCATAAAAATGTCTTATGCTCTAAATCGCTCGTTTTTTTTAAAAGTGCCTTACTGACATCCCGCTAAAGCGCTCGTTTTTTTTCGGCTAGCTCGCTTATGCTCACACCGCTCGTTTTTTTCAAAGTGCCTTACTGAACATGCAGCAAAAACGCTCGTTTTTTTATTATCTGCCAAAAATTATACGATCGCCAAGTTTAATGTGATTGCGTTTTATATGACCAGCATTTGTTTCAATTGCATATGTGGTATTATGCGGAACATTGTGTATTTTTAATGAATGTGGGCGCATGTTATGCACCATACCAATAACGCGACGCTTATCGTTCAGCGCGATTACATCTAATGGAATATACGTGTTTTTCATCCAATAACCGTTACATTTTGATCTCTTTTTATTATTTAAAGTACGATGACGACGAGTGTTTCGACTAGTACAACGACGAAAACGCGTAAATAAAGCACCTGTATTTTGAGGGAGCGGATTTTTTACAAACATTAAACCGCGACGATGCGCATTTAACGTTTTGAATCTTTTTTTTATTTTTATTGTATGATTTCTATTCTTACGACGCGTTTTCATTTATTTATTTACTCTAATACTACTATATTTATATTATTACTATATTATTACTATATTATTTTTAAAAATAAATGAAATAAAATTTCAATTAAATGTAATACCTAAAAAAAGCAAATCATCCTCGAAAAATCCAAAATCCATTTTTTTACGAATGAAAACGCGTTTCGCATTTTTCGAGGATGATTTTGCTTTTTTTATGCATTCCATGCCGCCCCCCCATGCTTTTCCATTTCACCGAAGCGGGATAAAAAGCAAAAGATCCTCTTTTTATAAACTTTTTTTTTAAAATCCAAAATGGACAAAAATAAATGTCCAATTTTCATTTTTAAAAAAGAGTTTCAAAAAACGAAATCCCTTTTTTTTTGTGTTTTTTTTTGACTACTTTTTTCGCGCATTTTGCATGATAATCAGTAAGACCATAAAGTGCGAAAATGGTCCTGAGACCATAAGAAAAAAAGTGGAAAAAACGCATTTTTTTTCATTTTTTTGACTTTTTTCAAAAAATCAGAAAAATTTTGGTGGACCGTTTTGGATCGAAAAAAACGAGCATCACAACTTTTTTTTGCATTTTTCGTAAATACAAAGCATATACAATAACAAAATAAAAAAAATCAAAAAAAAAATATTTTTTTTCAAAAAAAATGGACCGCTTTGGACCGCACCATAAAAATGTCTTATGCTCTAAATCGCTCGTTTTTTTTAAAAGTGCCTTACTGACATCCCGCTAAAAGTGCTCGTTTTTTTCAGTTAGCTCGCTTATGCTCACATCGCTCGTTTTTTTCAAAGTGCCTTACTGAACATGCAGCAAAAACACTCGTTTTTTTTGAAAATTTGAAAATAAAAAATTATAAAAAGATCCTCTGAAATCCACAATATGGCAAAGTCGAATATGAAAATCGCGATTTTTGAGGATGATTTTATATTTTTTAAAAACTTATTATTTTTTTTATAAAAAAAAAAGCAAAAGATCCCCCAAAATCGACAATTTGGCACTTTTTTATGAAAATCGCGATTTTCGAGGATCTTTTGCTTTTTTATAAAATAAATAATTATAAGAAATGATTTATTTATATTTATTTATATTTTTTAGATTTTAATTCTTTCTTGACATATGGTATGTTATTTATGTTATATAAATGAAAACTGTATTCTTTGAAAATGTTTACTATACTTTATTATATGCATTTTACATTTTGTACATTCTGGTTATTCTAAATTTAGCATACTTTCAATCGGTTACAACATATTTGCCATTGATCCAATCAGCATTGAAATATTTCGTCATTCTATTTTTAATGTTTCGATTTAATCCGTATTCAAATGACAAGTTAACTGAATTTGATAAGAAAATTATATTTTCTTCGTCTCTATTTTTATTATCAACAACTGCAGTTACCGACACGCTTTTGTCATACTTTAATAACAATGTTGCAAGTAAGGCGGGGATAAATATAAAGAATATAAAGATGATGTAAACCGATGTGTAAATAATTTATAAAAATACTTGTAAAATATTTTTATAAAGTAGAGACGATATTGTATTGATTCGATTCGATTCGATTCGATTTGTCTAAATAGAATTCATGGCCGCTTTCATTTGAAGGTTAACTCCAGAACTTCCAACGTCATCACCGACATAATTGGCAGGGCTCAATGCTATCGTGCTTCCTCCTTTATATCTCCTAGAGCTTCCTCTGCGCTTACTGTGGTGTCTACCCCTTCCTTTTCCGCTTCTTCGATGCCTTCTATGTGTTTGTTTCATGCCGTGAGGTGCAGAAGAAGAAGAAGATCCCTTCTTTTTGTAGGTAAGTTTTGCTTTTGCCATTGCCGCTTTCAAACGATTGGGAGTATTGGCGGGAATTGTTTTGAGCGCCGCCTGAACGCTCTTCATCCATTCTGTCATAACCATTTTTATTAACTATTTATATATTACACAAATATTATAATTTAATAAAAATATATTTTTATTCATTTTTATTAAATTTATATTAAATTAATTATTAATTTTATTATTAATTTTATTATTATTTATATTATTATTATTTATATTATTATTATTATTATTTTTATTATTATTATTTTTATTATTATTATTATTTTTATAATTATAATTCTTCTAAATATTACTAAATAAATAGCAAAAATATATTATCAATGGATTATCCAAACGTATTTTCTTCAGAACAGCATATATACAAGAATCCGTCTTCGTCTTTATGATCCTCGTAAACAGACGTAAGTGTACTCGTCACTGACATCAAACGATTATTTACAAAAATAAATAGGGCAGTTGTTGGTGTCAGTTTCGTTCGCATACGAATCGCAACAAGCAGTTGACCAATTGTAAATCCGTTTGGTATAACAAATTTAGGTTTATCAATTTTTTTCGTCATATTTGTCGAGTCAATAAAAATTGGAATGGATGTAGGATATTTCGTTAATATATTCGCCGACTGTTTCTTCCTTTCTTCTAAATCATGTACTTCCTTGAATTCGGAAATATTAGAAGTTCTACTTGCTTTTGAGCTTGAAAACATTTTTTATATGTAAACGGGGTGCTGGACGGTTAACTATTTGCTTCTTGATTCTTATATATAGTATAAATACAAAATTCTTTAATATTATTTAAATTATTATATAAAAATATATCGTGTAAAATTAATAGTATCCTAAAATATCTAAACTATCCAAAATATCCTAAAATAAAAAGTTTAAAAATAATTTACAAAACACTTTACTTTAATTATGAAAAAAACTGTTTCTTCTTCTATTGAATCAAATTTGGATTTGGATATTAAGAATTATAACCTTGAAGACATTACAAATCTATTTAAAATTCCAATTGTGTTTGATGAAGCCGATTTGCGAAAAGCCAAACTTACAGTTCTCCAAACCCACCCCGATAAATCACAACTTCCGAAAGAATATTTCCTATTTTTCTCAAGCGCTTATAAAATGCTGTACCAAGTTTTCACATTCCGAAATGGAAAAAATAGAAATAAGAAGGAAAGCTATAAGGAAATAATTGACGAAGAAGCTGTCGATCCCGGCGAAGATTCAATGAAGCTGTGTGTCGAAAAAGTAAAAAAGTTGAATGCTTCCGAATTCAATAAACTGTTCAACGAACATTATGAAAAATGCAAAATTCAAATGGATGAAGACGCGGGTTACGAGGAATGGTTTCGCTCGCAACAAGCCGACGACGACGAATCGCCGATCGTACAAACGTGGGACCAGCGCGTTTCCGAAATCGACAGGAAAAAACAAACGCTCAGAGAAAGTTTATCGCTAATTTCAAAAAATGATCTGCAAAGCGTGAATATTTATGGAGGTGGAAATCAGGGCTACGCTTTAGGACAGGGTGCGCCGAAGGAACACTCCAGCGGATTATTCAGCTCTCTCCAATACGAAGATTTAAAAAAGGCGCACACGGAGACGGTTATACCAGTTACACACGAGGATTTCATGAGCTCTAAAAAGTTTAATAATAGCCAGGATTTGAAAGTGTTTCGCGACGTAAACCTGAAATCGTACAACTATGATAAACAAGAGGCAATCAATAAAAAAAAAGCACAAACGTATCTAGAAGAAGAAGAAAATACGCATCGCGCATTCACGATGGCAAAACAAGACGAACTCGCGCAAGAAATGAATAAAAAATTCAATGGGTCTTTTTTGAAGTTTTTACAGTAGCGCCCATTTGTCATGTGACCCGCCCATTTGTCATGTGACCCGCCCATTTGTCATGTGACCCGCGCGTTTGACATGTGACCCGCGCGTTTGACATGTGACCCGCGCTTTTGACATGTGACCCGCGCTTTTGACATGTGACCCGCGCTTTTGATATGTGACCCGCGCTTTTGATATGTGACCCGCGCTTTTGACATGTGACCCGACGGCGATTCATGCAAATCGCATTATGAGTATAACTGTTACACTGATTGCCAGCACGACGAAGAAACAAAAGTTGCAACATTTTTGTTTGAATCGGTTTCTTCGTTCTCTCCTCATTCGCCTTTCCATATTAATTAAAACATGCGCGTGTAAATCACGCTGCAACCTTTGTTGAGGCGACAAACGTGGTAATGGATCATTGTTGCTTTGCGCAATTTGATTTTTGACGATATCTATATTGCCATTTCTCCTTACATAGATTCGCTCTACTTCAAGTGAGCACATGAGACACTTTATGCCGACGGATGATGATGCGATGCTTTCGCCGCCGCGTTCTGCGACTGCATCATTTAGTTTGTTTACTCTGTATTCGTCAATGCAGTCGAGATGAACGGTGTATTTGCACGTCCTGCAGAAATCGGAAACACATATTTTGCTTTCTTCTGCGCTTACTCCTGTGATAACGTCCGCAATTTCCTCGTAACAAATGATGCATGTTTCTTTATATGTTTCTTCTTTTAACGTATCTGCTTTATGTGGTGTCGTCGTTGCTGTCGACTTTTTGTGTTGAACAACGTCGTCACTTTCATAGTCAGAAAGTGGTGGTGCTGTCGCAACCATGAGAGGCGACGACGATATAGATGCGGAGATTTGTTTTATGCCGAGTATGTCAATGCGCACGTCAAATTCTCCATCTACTGACAGTGCGGAGTCATTCATGTAATCTTCCAATTCCAAACGTGATCTTATGCCCGTTTCTTGTGATTCTTCTGCTTCTTCTTGATCAGAATCCGATGAATAATGAGATGATGATGATGATGATGACAATGTCGAATTCAGTTGATTTGGAATGATGGGCGGATAAGGTGACGTATAAGGCGATCCATAAGGCGACGCATAAGGAGACGGAATTTGACATCTTCTCGCGAAACAATCCGATGAAATTTCAGCCGACATCGTACTAATATTATAGTAATGATTGCAAATGTTTAAACTAACTAACGCGATTGTGTTTCAAATAATATAATAATATTTTTTTCAATTTTTAATTATAAAACTAATTTTATAATTAAACCCGTTTTTACATAAAATAATAATTCTTTTTATAAATTTATATAAATTTATATAAATTATTAAAAATACTAAATATACATTGATTTCATAAATGACAGCGACGTATCCGAACCGCTAGAATTCTTCATAAAAAGGTCAATTCCGTCTTTAATATCCGCAGCAGATATGCATTTTTTATTCTTGCTTTTTCCTGCAAGCAAATTCTTTGAATGCGTTATTTTACATTTTACAAAAAGAAGCTCCATGTCGCCGCCAAAGTATTTGAAATGCGAATAATGTTCCTTCATAAACTCCTCCGTTATCGCCCCCTCTTCAACGCTCCACCCGCTATCGTTTGTTTTTTTAATAAATATTTCTGTAAGCTCTTTGGGGCTATACGGTTCCATCGTAAAGTGTATACTGAAACGTCGTTCCAATCCATCATTCATTCCGAAAAAATTTCGCTTGAGCTCGTCCTTGTATCCCGCAATCATTAAAATAAAATACTTGTCATCTCCTTCGCGCATCTCCGTCAAACTTTGGTTAATCAAGTCCAGACACTCCTTGCTGTAAGAATCTTGCGTGTCTTTGCCGCTGCTGTTTCCAATGGAATAAGCTTCGTCGATAAAAAGCACTCCGCCGCGCACCGATTTCAACACTTCGGCGGTTTTTAAAGAGGTTTGTCCTAAATACCCGGCAATCAGGTCGCTTCTACGAACTTTTCTGAAAATATTATTTTTTAATACTCCCAGCTTTAAATAAATATTGGCCAGCTTTTGCGCAAATTCGGTCTTTCCAATACCCGGTTCTCCGTAAATTGCGGTGTGCAACAGGTCGTCATTTTTACGATTTAAATGCATGCTGTAATATAGAATCAGCGTAACCACCTGTCTTTTAAATTCTTCCTGGCCAATCATTCCATTCAAATCCTCCATTTCCGGTATTAAACTTTTTATCATTGCCAGGTCAATATTGTATTCAATATGCGGTTCCAATTTAAATTCGGTTCCGACTTTTTTACCCAGATGAATTAAATCGTACAGAGTATCTACTTCCATTTCAATGTTGATTTTTGTTGTTATTTTTTGAGCTCTGGTTGGCACACTCGAACTCGATGACGATATTAATGGACTATAAAGGCCATTGTGTATCGGACCGCCGCTTATCTGTCTCTGTCTCTGTATAATGCCACCGTACCCACCGCCACTGTACCCACCACCGTACGCACTACTGTATTCGCTTTTATATTTTTTTAAATCGTTATAAGATTTTACCATTTTTTTGTTATTACGTTACTTCTAAATAAAATATTTTTTATACATAATGGCAAATATTTTATTTTAACGCGAATTATTAATATACTGAATTTACAAGTTATTACAACAACTTAATCAATCTGCACTTCTTTGCCAATCGTTTTTATGAGCCGTTTTTCGCTATTTTCCGGAATGGGTGTGCACACGTGATTAAGCGTCAATAAAAACTTGTCATTTTTTATAGATGTTGTTTTTTCAACTTCCGGATCGGAATCCTTCCATTCTTTGAGTTTCTTAATCTGTTTTCGAGAGATTGCACCGATGGTACCTTTCAGCTTTATATTGCCTTCGTCCTTTTCCCATTTTTCTTCGTCTTTTATATACATGATATCCCTCTTATGATCCGTGCAATGAATCGGTCGCTTGTATATATCCAATTGTTTCAGCCCTCGTAAAAAAATGTTTTCCACGCTGTCTTCGAGTGTTTTTTCCCTCGTAACATTCAGATCATCCAACGATATTTGGAGAGAATTGATGAAATCGCCAATATTGAGAGCATCTTTGCACTGTTCATTTAAAAATACATTCAGATTGAATTTTTGTTTTATATTTGTGTGGTGGTGATTATTCGTAATCAAATTCGTGTTGTTGGTGGCGCACACCATTGGAATCATTTCCACCAGCTGCTTATGGTATTGCTCTTGCTGGTCGCGCATGAATTTTTGCTGCTCGCGCATAAGTTCCTTCATTTCCGCATTATCCTTTATGAGTTTCATAATAATATTATCTTTGATTGAACACGATTGTCGCTTGTGTTTTCGTAAACCACCCGACGATTTAAATGATTTCCCGCATTCGCATTCAACGCCTTCCTCTGAATCTCCACCCGAGTCATGATCACAAGCAGCAGCGTTTGCGCGTATATTCGAAACAATGTTACTCTTGTCATTTATGTCATTATTCGGATCCATTTTGTCTTCTTCTCTTTCATCATTTTTTGTAGGGAAATGTGGTCCGTCGTCACAACAATTAATATTATTCAAATCCACATTTTTTGCATGTTTTTTTGTTTTAATATGTCTTTTATAGTCGCTTTCAAAACCGCACGAAAATAAACAATTCTTACATATGAAGAGTTTTATTATCGTCATTTTTATAACTTATTTTTATACCTTATTTATAACTTATGTAGAAATGTAATTTTTTATAATATATACTACACACATATATAATTACATTTCTAAATAATTTTATTTATTACTTTTTATAATATTTATATTTTCATCTACATCCTGGAAGTATATCAACACCTTCAATACACGACGTACAAGCAGTAAAAATATTATTACAATTTAAAGGGGGACTAGCGCTGAGTACACACCCGCCGCATCCTGGTGAATTAAAGACGATGCCGAAAAAATCAATATCAAATCGAGCATTATGAAACTTACCTTGAGGGATTTTTTTAAGATTTTTTATAACCTTGTTTGTACTGTTAGGATCGATATATTTTGAAGAAACGTAAAAAACAACATGACCATTTTTTACTTTGGCATCATTGATTACGAAAACGTATTTCTTATTACCATGTTCCATGACGGTTGTAGGAGTGAAAGGTACTACGGGTGGAGGTTTAGGAAAAGCCATTTTTACCCAATCTTTTGCGTTCATTTCATAAACTTCACGATTCTCATTTAATTTTTTTCCTTCAGGAGTATTGGAATCTGACCAAACTTGATACATTAAAACTTTGCTAATATCCTTTTTCTTTTTGCTAAATGTAATTTTATATTCATCATCGGAATTGCAAAGTTTCTTAATTTTAACATCACCAGATAAAATCTGGTCGAACTCGCGTTTAGGCGCAATAGGAGCAGCAGGGGTAGGAGCAGGGGTTGGAGCAAAATTAGCCATTTTTTATAATATTGTTATAATATTATAAAATATTATTATTTTTTATAAAAAAATAATAATAAATATTAAAGTATAATAATAATAATAGAAATGCATAATAATAATACTAATGACAATAACAGTATCGGAAAAATAAAATTGGTCCTTCTTGGAAATTCGGGCGCCGGCAAAACGTGCATTGTTCAAAGAATGATAAATAATATTTTCAATGTAAATAACAGTTCAACCATTGGAGCGGCATATACCATTTACAGCATTGATAAAAATGTAAAGATTGAAATGTGGGATACTGCCGGACAAGAACGTTTTTATTCACTGCTTCCGATGTATGCTAGAGGCGCCGAAATTATTATAGTTGTCATTGATATTAATAAAAGTATCGACGAACAATTCGTAAAATGGAATAAATACATTGAAGACAATCAAAAACGTTTTTCCCCGCATTTTAAATTGTTCCTTGTATTCAATAAAAACGACTTGAATACCGATTTTGAAATTCCGAAGTCAATGTTAGAACAAACGCAGTACACTTTTATTACGCTGGTCTCCGCTAAAACCGCACACAATATCGATAAACTGAAAACGCATTTAGAAGTAGTTGCAAGAAAAATCGTGGAAGAATGCGCAATTGCAACAAGTATGCGGGTAAATTTGGATGCAAGTGCAAATGCAAACAATCGCAATAGTAACAATAATAATAATAAAAATGATACTATTTTTGGTTCAAAATTTGCAAATATTAATTTTTCAGAATATGGGGATAAAATGAAAAAATATTATGATGGTGCGCATTGTTAGTGTAAAAAAGCTAATTATCAATAAGAAGGCCAATTTATTCGTCGTGATCGTACTACTGCTGTATCAATATCAAATCGAGCATTGTGATACTCGCCTTGAGGAATTTTTTTAATTTTCTTTATAACCTTGTTTTTATTATTAGGGTCGATATCTTCTGAAGAAACATAAAAAACGATTTTACCATTACTATTTATCTTTGCTTTATTGATTACAAATACGTGCCTGCACTCTTCATTTTTGTGATCATGAATAGGACATTCATCATTTTCAAGTTCCATCACGCAAGTGGGCATGTAAGGAACATATGGTTTGCAATCCTTTTGACGAGCGCATTCGGCGAATGATGAATTGCTATACTTTTTGCCATCTTTACATATTACGGGATCAAATAATGCTGAAGCAAGACAACTAGTCGGAACACTTCCATTTTCAACGTTGCGAAAAGCCGCCTTTACCCATTTTTTTGCACCAACTTCAAAAACTTTGCGATCATTATTTAATGCAGCAGAAGTTGGGGACCAAACTTGATACAATAAAACTTTGCTAACATTACCAACGAATGTAATTTTGTATTCACCATCAGAATTTGAAACCTTCTTAATTTTCACATCAGCGGATACAATTTGGTCATATTCGCGTTGAGGTTTAGGAGCAGGACCAGTAGCACCAGTAGCACCAGTAGCACCAGTAGCACCAGTAGCACCAGTAGCACCAGTGGCGCCAGTAGCACCAGTAGCACCAGTGGCGCCAGTAGCACCAGTAGCACCAGTAGCACCAGTAGCACCAGTAGCACCAGTAGCACCAGTAGCACCAGTGGCGCCAGTAGCACCAGTAGCACCAGTGGCGCCAGTAGCACCAGTAGCACCAGTAGCACCAGTAGCGCCAGTAGCACCAGTAGCACCAGTAGCACCAGTAGCGCCAGTAGCACCAGTATAACCACCAGTGGCACCAGTGGCGCCAGTAGCACCAGTATCAGAAAGATATTCGAGACAATTTTTACCCTTTTTATTCTCTTTTAGTGTTACTCCGTCGGCGTATATACCGCAATCACTCATTATTTAATAATATTTATTTTATAATACTACTAAATATTATTATTTTTTATAAAAAAAAATAATTATAAAAATAATTAAAGTATATTTCTATTCACACTTTTTGGAAGCGAGTGTCCGAACAACATCATATAAACGAATGCCAAACCCGCTAAAAGCATACTCCTGTCTTGTGCGACACTATAACTCTGTTTTAGAACGAAGACCATAATAAAATATGCTAAAACTCCTAAAATAATGGAATGAAATAAATGGTTGAAACTTGAATTCATTTTTCCTAAATCGATTTTTACTTAATTATGTTATAATTTACAACTATAAAATAATTTTATTTTATTAGCAAAATTTATTCGCAATTCTTGCACATTTGAATAATGACCGGCGCTTTTAATAAAATGAGTTCCTTCTTAATATGTTCCATTTGCAATGTATTGAATAAAGGATTATTTATAAATACATTTTCATAAATGAAATCGAAACCGTCGGATGTTTTATTTATATTGCCGAATTCATCAACATATTTTTCAATGTCGACGTTATACACCTCATTGTATGCATATAGGAAACGCACAAATGCCATTTTTGATTTGCAAACTGTGTGTTCGTGAAAAAGCGCGCCGAGTCCTTTTATACCATCACATTCGTATTTTTCTTTTTGACATTTTTTAATTCGCGCGATTTGATTCGTGTGAATGTCAATTAGCGCATTAAATGCATCGATTTCTTCGTCGGTATTCGTTATATAATTTTTTTCCATATCGTAAATTTCATTACAAATATATTGTATTCGCTGTGTTCCGGTCGTTTTATACACTTGAAACACGGCTAATTCAAATATATTAACCCACTTTTCTAATGCATTATATATATGCGATTTATTTGATTTATTATCCATTTTTTATCCAAAATGCTAAATAATAAATAATTATTAGTTAAACTATTTATTATTATGAAATACGCTTTAAGTGTTGTGCCGATTTTATTTATTTTAGAAAAAGCTATTGCCTAAATGTTCATTCGCGGCAGCCGGCTCGTAATCGGGGACCATGCCCGGTATATTACCGGGTGTCATTGATGCTGAGACAAGTGGATTATTTTGTTGCGCGTACATGTTATTGAAATCGGGCGATGAAAGCTGCGGGGGAGGCGGCGGACCATTCAACATGAAATTGTTAGCACCACCACCTTGTCCTGAAAGCGGCTGGGTCACTCGAACATGTCCTTGCCCTTGACCCTGACTTTGCTCTTTCTTATTCTTGTATCCCTCCTTCATGCTGGAGTTCCCGTCAACCATGTCCTCGACTCTCTCAACGAGAATCAGCGTTTTTGCGCCGAGTTTATGTTTCGACATGGAAATAAAAATAAAGAGGAGGATGAGAATAAGTTGAATAACGCTAAAGTCGCCGTACTTCAAACCGCTATATGTCGGAAAATAGCAAATAATGCGATGAATGAAATAAAAAGAAAAGAGAATGAAAAACAGTTGCCCAAACATTTCTGCTAAAATAACCAGAGAGCCCTTTTCTTCATCCACTTCCGGAATGTAATAATGATTCACATAAAGCACAATAATTACAGGGATAATCGCCATCGCCGTGTATTGAACAATATTCAAAAGCACCGACTGCTCATAGTCGCCCATCTTGAATACATATTTAAAAAATCCTTCTGTCTTTTTCGTAGAATCGGAAATTGCATCTTCAACATCTTCCATTTTTGTAAAATACTCTATATGTTTTATAAACAGAAATAAAAATAAAATAAATGAATTAATTCATTTAATAATTATTTTTTATTTTTTATTTTTACTTTTATTAAATAAAAATAAAAAATAAAAAATAATTATTAAATTATATTATTTATATATATACAAGTAAATGTGTTTTAATTCAACTACATCGCTTGTTGCATTTAGTATTAGTGTGGTGTGTTCTGCATATTTATATTATAATGGAACGGTGCATAATAACAAATCAGATGTGTTTTTTTCAGTTGTTGTCTTCTTAATCGGATCTATGCAACTAGTTGAATATTTTTTATGGGAAAATCAAAAATGTGATAAAACAAATCATATTTTTTCATTATTCATTGTGGTCGTGTTAACATGTCAGACAATTATTTGGTGTTTGGTGTATTATTATTTGTATCCAAAAAATCGATACTTTAATAACACCATTATAATGTCGTATATATTCATCTGCATTTGTTTTTTCGTCTATATGATGTATTATTTGAACAAATTTAAACTATGTTCTAAGCCATCTGCAACCTCGTGCAGATTAAAATGGGCTCCATACGAACTCATGGCAAGTAATAATGTAATGATGTTTTTTATTCATATTGCGTTATATAGCTCTCTAGGATTAATTATAGGAGTTGAAATAATTCGCAATCATTTAGAAGATGTATTCAAATATAAAATGAGATACTTGTTCATACCGGTTGCATTTATATTATCATCATTATATGTTTTGATAAAAGAAATAAATTTATCAGTCAATGTAATAAAAAATCCATATTCTCTCTTATTCTTACCGTATGCTGATGTTTTTGGTTCCGTATTTTGTTTTTCGGCGGTTTTACTTGGAATAATAAGTGTACTACACATATAATTTAAATTTTTACATGTATATAAAAATCAAATTAGATAAAAATCAATATAAAATCAAAACACAAATTATCTATATAAATAATTATAAAAAACATGTTGCGAAAAGTAATCAAAAAAACTTCATCGTCTGAAAACAATGCAAATAATAATGCCAATGACAATGCCAATGTAGAAGAACAGCAATATTTGGATCTAATTCGCGATATTTTAGCAGAAGGAACACTGGAACACGGTAGAAACGGGAATACAAAATGCATTTTCGGCGCGGCGATGCATTTTTCATTGGGAAATTCCGCAATTCCAATCCTTACTACAAAGCGCGTCGCCTGGAAAACGTGCTTAAAAGAACTGCTGTGGTTTATAAGAGGTGATACCAATAACGAGCACCTTCAATCACAAAATGTAACCATTTGGAATGACAATGCATCTCGCGAATTTCTGGACAGCAGAGGGCTAACGCAACTACGCGAAAATGATTTGGGGCCAGTGTACGGGCATCAGTGGCGCCATTTTAACGCAAAATATACGAGTTGTGATGACAATTACAACGGCAAGGGCGTCGACCAGCTGGAATACGTTATAAAATGTTTGAAAGACCCGCAGCAGCGCAGTTCTAGGAGAATGGTCATGTCGGCTTGGAACCCGTGTCAGCTTGACGAAATGGCGCTTCCTCCGTGTCACATTTTAGCGCAGTTTAATGTGACTTCAGGAAACAAGCTGTCATGCTGCATGTTTCAGCGCAGCGGAGATGTGGGATTGGGCATTCCGTTTAATATTGCATCCTACAGTTTTTTGACGCACCTTTTAGCAAAACATTGTGATTTAGAAGCGCACGAATTCATATACTATTTAGGCAATGCGCACATATACGAACAACACATTGACGGGGCAACCTTACAAACAACGCGAGTTCCGCATGAGTTTCCAACTATAAATATTAGAGAAAAGAGAGAAAATATCAATGACTACATATTAGATGATTTTGAGATACATGACTATAAGTGTCATGAAGTGATTAAAATGAAAATGGTGGCATGAAAAATATTTAGAAAAAAAGAATTAGATAAATAAATGAAGTAATTAATCGTTTACTGCGGAAACAATATAAAAATAAACTATTATTAGAATTATATTATAAAATTTTATAAAATAAATGAGTAGTAATGCAGCTTTATCAGCGGCAAGGCGCCGCAGGTCGAATCCGGTCAATGCTCCCATCAGTGCATCAAGTATGCAAACACATAATCCACCTGCGAATCGTATTCTTCAGAGAACAGGTCCTGGTGGTCCCGCACCTCAGCAGCAGCGTCCACCGCTAAATCAACGCATGCCACCCCATGTTGCTGCACAGCAACAACAGCAACAACAGAAACAACAGCAACAACAGCAACAACAGCAACAACAGAAACAACAGCAACAACAGCAACAACAGCAAATGCGACAACCGCCACTGCAAGGAAGAGCTCCAATGGGTCGACCACAATCCCCGCTGCCACCTCTTCCGCCTCCTGTAAAAGGTGCTGGCCCGCTTTACGGAATTCCTCTTCATCCACTGATCATGTTTAAAACACACGACAATAAATTGAATGAACACGATCTCAGCATTGGCGACTGTTTTGAACAGTTGAAAGAAATTGAGGATCGATTGACATCAGTAGAAACTGCAAAAGGCGATGAAGGATCATTAACAGATGCATCGGGAATAGGAGCAGGCGATCTGAATGAGCTAATGAATGACGGTGTCTTTATCAACGGCGTGGTAGATAACATAATGAACACGACAAATTTTGCATCAATTGTTGATAATATTATACCGCTTAAAGAAGAAAATGAATTACTTAAACAGCAAATGAATGACTTGTTTGTGAAAATGCAACAACTTGAGGATCGTTTAAATTTGGTGTGCGTTTCTTCTTCTAACAACGTAGAAGTTAATGGTCCAGATGCTGTTGTTGACGATTCTAATGCCAATGAGGGTGGATGTCAAGAAGAAGAAGTGGATCAATTGGCAGAAACAAATGAGGAATAGAGTGCCAAATAGTAAAAACCGATTTATTGAAATAATAAATATTAATTTCAATAAATATTTATAAAATAATAATAAAGGTATAAATATACATGCAACACAGTATACAAGATCTATAAACATATAAAACTATAAAGTAATAAAATGAGCATTGATTTCGATAAAGTAAACGTTGACGAATTATTACAGAGCATTGAAAGCGATAAGCTTTTATCAATGTCGAAACTGTCGTATGATAAAATAAATACCATCAAGTATAACGTCTTGACGCGTATTGGATTAGAAGATGACGAATTGGAATCCACGTTATTAAAGTTGTCGGATTATCGATACGTGGAAGAGCTCCAAGACATTCATCATGGCGCATTTATAAGATATATTCCTTTAATTGTCAAGAAGGGAGGCAACAATAAAAGGAATAATAATAATAACGATGGCGACGAATCCACCAATGAAATCCAAATAAAACCGGGCGGATTCATTTGTGACATCAAAATTCTTGGATCTGGTGTTCAACTTCTTTGCAGAAATCATTTTCGAAGAATGTTTCAACTCAAGCTGGACGAAGTGCTCCTATTTCAAAAACTAACAAAGGAAGAAGAAATTATATTATCTGTATTCGATTACTTGAATAAAAAATAATTCATGAATAAGATAAAATAAGAAAGGATAATAATTAAATTAAAATTCTATTTGGAGTTTTTTTTAAATGCACTTTTCCGGGAGTGTCTGTGGTCTCAACAAATTTGATCGGAATGTATTCTATCGTAACAGCGTGTAACATTTTTATAGATTCTCTTGCAAATTGTTTAACCAGCACGGCGGTCCTGATAATTGCATCCTTGTCGTATTTCGTCGCGGTATTCTTTGATTTCTCAAACAAAACGCCGTGTGGACTTGAAAATCCATTGCCGACATGAAACCATAACGCATTTTGATTCATTCTTTTGGTTTTATAAACAAGCGCTTCGTTTTGATCCTGTGTATTACCGATGCATATGGTGTATTTGTCATTGTATGTTTCAGTATACATTGTTTATAATGTTATATATATGATTATATTTATTTATTTTTTTATAAATATATTCAATTTTTATTATATTATATTATATTAATAAATTAATATTATTAATATGAAAACTACAATAATATTTAGTAGTTTTTTTATACTAACACTTCTTATAGTGGTATACTTTATATACTTTATAGTAAATTATAATTCACCTACTTTATATGAATTATCTAGCGACGAATTGAAATGGTTATTCAAAAATAAAAAAGCGAAATATTTATCAAAAAATAATATAGATAGACATTATATTATTACATACAATGATGATAACACATTTACAACTGATGGGTATATAAATAATATTAAGTCGGGAAGAAGTTATGGAACATATTCGATTGAACCGAATGGCACGTGCAATGTATTTTATGAGCATGTAAGTCCATCTGTTAATCGTAATAGTATATTTAACCCAAATAACAAATATTATTCAAGTTTAACTAATTATACAATTGGGCAGTTTTATTTAATTGATAAAACGAATATTTACGATTACAATGATGATTCCTCCGCCACTAATGTATATTATAAATGTAAACATTGCAATAATATGTTGACATTTTACCCCAAATAATTAACTACTACTTATTATTACTTATTATTACTTATAATTACTCTAAAATATTTTTCCTTGTTGTTTTATGCAATGCATTCAATCGCCGTGATTTTGGAATAAAGTGTGCGGGTTTTTTGCACGTAAATCGATGATATATCAATTTCTTTTTTCTTAAAACACTGTTTGCGCAAACTCCGATTGCCTTTGTTTCCCTAAATGTGCTTTTTAATTTTTTAGTGCAATTACATATTTTTTTAATGAGTGCATCTTCTGTTTCCTTTTTTAATTCCGATAATGAAATGTTTGCTGGAACAATTATTTTATAATATTCTAGAATTTTCTGATAATCTAATTTATTTAATCGTATTTTGCGCCTCATGCAGATGATAATCCAAAAAATGAATCAATTATATAATATATATATATATTATTATTATATTATATATAACAAGATATTTTTAGGAATTTAAATACTATAATTATTTACTATAGTATAATAATTAATTATGCCATCAACATATTCAACATATGAATCATATTTAAAAAAAAAACTTTGTTGTTGTAAATATACGTGTCAAACATGTTTAAATGATGATTCAAGTTATTTGAATCATATAATAGGTCCTATAGGTGCTACAGGGCCTGCAGGTCCTACAGGTCCTACAGGTCCTACAGGTGGTGCTACAGGTAGTTCAGAAAATTTTGGCATAGGCAAAGAAGGACCACAAGGACCACAAGGACCAGAAGGCAAAGAAGGACCACAAGGACCACAAGGACCAGAAGGCAAAGAAGGACCACAAGGACCAGAAGGCAAAGAAGGACCACAAGGACCAGAAGGCAAAGAAGGACCACAAGGACCACAAGGACCAGAAGGCAAAGAAGGACCACAAGGACCAGAAGGCAAAGAAGGACCACAAGGACCAGAAGGCAAAGAAGGACCACA